CCTTAAGTCTTCAATTTGTTGGGTTTGGTGGCTCATTTCGATGTGTTGTTGGAAGAGTACCACCACGATGAAGATGGGTAGTACGGCGTTGAGTAGGAAAGACAAGAGTTCATAGTGGCGGCGTAAGTGTGGACGGCTCATTGGTGTGTGGGGCTTAACGATACACTTATGTTACTACCCTACGGGGGTTTGTAAATGTTAAGAGGATTTTGGGCGGCTTCTCTACAGGACGCTACGCTAAGGGGAGTAAAGAATGAGGGAAGTTTATGAATGACCAAGAGCCAGATGCACCAGATTACTACTACGACTGGATTAACACAAGCAATTTAACTTGGAAACAAAGGCTACAAGTTCGCGTAATGATTGGCTATTTGGTAGCAAGAGGCTTTTCTGAATGGGGTACAGCCGATAGTCCAGAGTCAGAAGGCTCTTTTCTGTTGGTCTTATCTCGCCAAGCTAGATTTACCATCGACTTTGCCGAATGGCCTACTAAGCTAGTCTTAAACCTTGGAGAAGGCTTGGGGACTGACTTTACAGTTGTCGTAGATGCTAATTCCATCCATGACAGCTACGAGTCTTTGAAAAAGCTACTTCCTTAAATGGGTCGTTTTATGGGACATGGGTCGTTTTGTTTTAAGAGAAACGACCCATGTCTATCCACCACAGAGCTTGGGTTTAAGGGTGATTGGGTCGGATGGGTCGGGGGTCTATACCCTTTTAGGATAGGGGTGAAATATGCTTTCGTTTCACTTTGTGTTTTGACCCTTTTTATATAAAGAATAAAGAATATATAACGACCCAACGACCCATTTTGCTCTAATCCTTACTCCATATACGTCTGTCGCGATAAACAGCTAATTTACATGGCTTTGAAGAATAACCCATGTTAGTCAGAATTGCCTTGACTTCAGCCGTGAAACCTTTTGGTATGGCTTTTCCTTGCCATATCTGAGCATTAAGAGCAGGGATGAACACAAAGTCATAGCCCGTAGTATGCATGAACGTCTCAACAGCATTTCTTACCACTTCAAAGTAATCAGACTGGCAAATGTACTGCTGATTATCCCTAGTGGTGGTAGCAATTAGTCTATCGAAAGAACCTAGAGATGGGTTGGTTAATGCTTCTTGATAAGCGCTTGCCCAAATAGCATCAACATCAATTCTTAGCTGAGGAATGTTAACTCTAGTGCCAGTTGGAATCTTGCAGACCATCCATCTACGCTGTGAATAGGTATCAGAAAGAAACTGATAGTCTGTGGTAGTACCACCTATAACAAATGGGGTAGGTTTTTGTTCATCTCTCGATACATACATTACATTGTAATTAACGCATGGTTTAGTAATGAACTCGTTGATTTTGTCCCTGTTTTCTGCCTTGAGAACTAGAACCATTTCATCCCAAAAACATAGCCAGCTCTTAGTAAGTGCAGACTCGACTCCACTGTGGAAGCTAGACATAGAGTATATCCAAGACTTGAAGAATGCACTAAATGTAGCAGTCTTGCCACAGCCTGAGTTGCCAATTAATACTAGGCAAAAGGGGAAGTCAGTAAACTCTTCTTCATTGATTTGCCTAAGCACTGCTGCCTTCAGAAACAAAGAGAAATACTCGTCCTCTTGCTCAGTCCCACCCCAGTATTTACTAGCAATATTAGTGTGGGAAATCCCTTGTTTAACCTTGCAAGACTGCAGGTATTCAATAATAGGATTGTAACTATTCTCTAGGGCTACATGGTCAACAATTAAAGGTGCATCCCATCTAGGCATAGAAATATTAGTCTGAGTTCTAACCTTGGCAATGATTTGGTTAATAGTCTTTTTCTCACCTTTGAACTCATGCCTATTGAGAAGCTTGTTGTATCTGATAGAGCCTTTAGCCCATTCAGTTAAGGCGTTGACAGCATTGCTAAATGGGTTGTCAATAACTTCAGTAGGATCGTTGTCTAGATGATCCCATGTACCACTAGAGCTAGGTAGATACTTAGCATTAGTAGAGCGCCAGCCACAGTCATAAGCCCATCTAAAGATAGATTTGTAGGTATAGCCACCTTGATAGCCTTCACCTTGCCATTGTGACCATCTATAGGCAAAGTTACATCTAATAGACTTAGGTGACTGCTCAGACCATCAATCATCAAAGAGTGATTCAGATGTAGCTTTAAGAGCCATTCCCACCTTGTGCCACCCATCCTCATCGTCAAGGTACTGAGGTGAGTTAATAGCCATTAATGCTGACCTAACTTCATCTAACAACTCACTCTCAGACTTAGTTGTTTTGACCTTAGACGGCTTAGTTTTAGTTGTAGGAGTAATAGGTTGGTAGTGCCGTTCTAGCGGCTTAGCAATTTCGTCTAGTGTGTAGGTATAGCCAGTGTGTTTAGCAATGGTAGATACATAGCCCGTCTTAGGGTGGACACCACCAGCTAGCCTCATTAGCCGAGCAGGGTTAACTAGTTTTGTATCAGCTTTAAGTACATTAACTAGCATTGTCTGAACTAATACCCATTGTTCAGGGTCTACAGGTTTAGATAGGACATAGTAGGAATGAACAGATTTACCACCCGTGTCTACTTGGATGGTAGGTTCTGGCAGTCCATACTTTTGCCACATAGACATAGACTCTTCCTTAGAAATGTCATCATGCTCATAGAACAGGGCATAGCTTTGGGTAACATCTTTGTCCTTATAAGCGCGGTTAGGACAATAAAATATATTGAGTTGCTTAGCCTCTTGCTGACTAATCCCTAGGTAATCAACATCAGGATACACAAAAGATAGCTTTCTAGATGTCTTGCCTTTGCCACCATCTATAGGTAGGCAATTAAGAAGCACCGTATCCCCTTCAACAAAACCCAACGCACTCAAGTGAGTTAACGCATCTTGTACAGTAGTTTTATCCATTGTCCATAGCCTCGACTCTAGACATTAAATCTTCAGCTACTTTGCCTTGTGTAGTCTTAACCTCGGCATTGTACTTATCAATAATCAAACGCACTACAGGCACAAGTGGCTCTGGGATTCGTATAGCAGGATTTCCCTTGCTCATATCTACCTCTGTTACAATACTGTTGCACCAGTGTAGCACAGACGCTACGCTCTCAGGTTAATGGAGAATACTTAACTTTTAAGTGGGCTGATTGACCGTGATAGGATTAGGTTTATTAACAACGACCTAATCCTATGTATCGTTACTTCCTTAACACCTATCGCAACTCTATACCCACTGGACTACCAGCTAGATTGGTTGACCCTACTCTAAGGACTATAGGTGAGCAACCACAGTTCTTGCGGATAGGTGAAGGCGACCATCCTACAAATGAGTTACTAAGGAAGGTCTATCAGCAACCTAGTAAGGATGTAGTTAGAACTAAGGTGTTGGGTGAGATATACCCGCCTACTGACACAGACCCATACCTTCGTAGACCAGATAACATTGCTGCTATTAGGACTGCATCAGAACAATTAGGTATTCCATTAGAACGGACTGGTTTAAGGATAGCTACAAATCCTTTTAGGTTAGAGGGTGAAGTATCTGATGTGAATCTACTTGCACAGATAACTAATAGGGCTGCTGGTAATCTACAGCGCAGTGGCAAGCCTGTACTTGCTAACGCCTTAACTCGCAAAGCTAAATTCTTTAGCCAACCTACAAGCTACAGCGAAATAGCTGTAGATGGCACTGAAGGGGTTGAAGCTATTCTTGAGGCTTATAAAAAAGCTGAACCTAGAAGGACTGCCAACTCTCAGGGGAACAGACCTATCCTCATGCAAGCAGATGGGCTAGACCCTAACATTGGCATTCCTAGTGGTAGTCCTGAAAATATACCTTGGGATAACATTGAGGGCATGAGAGGTCATAATGCTTATAAACCAGCAGATGAACTTAAGCGTCCTAGATTTATTGACCTAGGCACGGGCATCTACACAAGGTCAGGTGAACGCATCAATGCAGAGCAGAAGAACCTACTTGATATGGGATTGGCTGACCTTGAGGATAGAAGTTTTATATTGCGTGACCCTGCTAGTGTTAATCAAGTACCTGTTAGAGCAATGGCTTCAGCACTACCTCCAAACTATTATTCTCAGAGAGATAGGAATATCCCTGCCACCCCAGAATCAATTCCCCCTACTAGAATGACTAGGGATATTAACAATACTCCTATCTATTACAGTGAATTGCCAGCTAACTACTATGGTGTTAAGAGAGATATCCCTGATGAAGACAGGGCTAAGTATACTCTTCAGCCAGTCAAAGGTAATTGGGCTACAGGGGTAACAGTTATTGATGAAACCAAGGCATTAACAGATGAGATTGGTAGCATCATTGGCTATAGACCTACTGCTGAAGAGTATCGTAAATCCAAGAGACTTGGCTTTGAAGTACTTGGCGTAGGGCGGCAAGATACATCAACTCTTAATATCCCAGAGAAGGTTAGCTACTCTCTAGAAGATGGTGTAACTACAAAGAATCTATGGGGGACAGAAGTAGAAATTCCTACAGGAAGACAAGCAATCAATACCTATGTTGAGCCTAGTCAGACTAAAGAGATAACTGCTGTTACTCCTGTTAGAAGAATGTCCGATAGTATGTCAGACCGTATTCTTGCTGACCCTAATTACCTTTTACATCTTAAGCAGAATGTTGAACCATTCAAGTCTGCTAGTACACCTCAATACTACCTAGACCAGAGCAAAGACTTTGTTGGCCCTATTCGTGTTGCTAAGAACAATACCTACGGAGTTACGCAAGGGAAGACACCTTGGAGAGAATACTACTCAGATCCATTTGTGTATGAAGATAAAGGATTAGATGGTGAAGTATCTAGACTAGTCAAAGCTGTCAATGAAGCACCAGCACAGCTAGAGAATGCTTTATCTGATCAAGCTTTAGCTAACCGTAAGGTCTTTGATATTGAACAAAAGATTGCGTATGTACCTTCTTTAAATAGGATAGCTAAAGGAGCAAAGAAAGGCGATCAATCCATAACAGCTAGTCCTGAAGCTATTATAGATTGGGTTGAAGCTCGTGAAACTATTAGACCTATTGTTGCCCCATTGCAAAAAGAAAGGCGTATGGCTGAGGTTGAAGCAGCTAAAGCACAAGATAGGATAGCAGAACTTAGAGCAGCACAAGAGCTAATGGGTGTTGAGTATATGGTTAAGCCTAAGCTATGGGGTGAGGACGTGCTAAGCGGCTATCAACAAGGCAGCAGAACTATTGGGGGCATTCGTGATTCTAATGAAACGCCTATCAACAACAAATTTACAGAAGCTATTGATGATGAGATAAAAGTATCTAGGATTGCGTCTCAACCTACTATGCCTATTGAGATGCAAAGGAAAGCTATTAGTGTTAAACCTAATGCAGTACAAGCATGGAGAGAAGCTATTCAACAAGAAGCTTTAGATAACCGCAGAGACTATGACATAGCATCACTCTTTGGTTTCTCAGGTAATTACTAAGACGCTACGCTATAGGATAACTTTACTTTGGAGTTAACATGACAGTTAATGTAGAACTATTACAAAAGACCTTGGATGCTATCAAGGCTAACCCGCAACACTGGAAACAATCACGATGGCATTGTGGTACATCGCATTGCTTTGCTGGTTTTGCTGAGTTGATAGATAGAGGGTTACCTATTGATACGCACGAAGACATTCTAAGAGACGAGCCTGAGTTCTTCTCCCCCTATTACTCAGATTGGAACACGCCATCTCATGCTAGAGAAATCCTAGGCTTAGAAAATAATGACGCTACAGAGCTATTCTGGAGTTACAACAGTTTGAGCCGCCTTGAGTCCCTTGTCGCTCACCTTATTGAACATGGCAATTTACAAGAGTATGAAGGAGGAAGAAGACAATGAACAGTAGATACACAATAGAACAAATCACATCCCACCACATTCATCGCTACTCAAATGTCTCGCCTAGAGATATTGGACTGTGGGTGTACATCATTGATGGTAGAGCCTATGGGTTTTCTATTACCAAAGAGGGCGCTAGGGATAAAGCTGAATTGGCGGTAGGGGCATTATGACAATCCCCACTGTCTTCCAAATAACACCTGAGATGGTTGAAGCTAGTTCTACCTTGGAAAAAGGGGATATAGGGTTATGGTGCTTCCTTGTTAAAGGTTGTTATCATGGCTTTTGTTCTACCAAAGGGGAGGCTTATCTTAGGGCTAAAGCTATCTTCACAGACTAAGGTAAGCTACGCGATTAGATAGAGTTTGGAAAACCCTATGGTCGCAATTAATCCAATGAGAGGTAAGCGTAATATCAAACAGCTTACCCTAGACTTCTTTGTCAATCCACATCAACTAGAACTAGATGAGTGTGAAGAGATTATCAATTTAAGAAGACTAGCTAAGTGGAGAGAGAAAGATGCTAAGTCTGACTCTTGAGTATCATATCTATCCCGTAGCGCTACGCTATTGGATAGAACTATGGAGAACTACCATGAACGCAATGAATTTAGCTATTACATTTCTTTTAGTGTTCTATTTTCTAGCAGTAGCAGAACGATTCACTCAACCAGAACTAATCAATGATGATGGTGAGTCTGAGGGTTTAGACCAATACTATGAGCAACAATATCGTGACTATACCTTAGCTGCTGACAAAGGCTATATAGGTGACTTCTAGTGTTAAGACTAATCTGCTAGCGCTACGCTGGTGGATAGTTTATTAAATTGCAAAGGAACAATATGTCTATTTACAACGCTACCCCACACCAAATCAACTTCTACTCAAAAGAAGATGTTGCGTTTGATTCATCCCAACGCAAATACATCCTTAATGAAGGTTCTGCTCCTACATTTGTGGTAGCTTCAGGTACACCTGTCAATGCGAAGACCGCTAATGCGCCAACCCCTGAAGCTGCTTTTGAAGTACCAGTGGTAGGCGCAGTACAATTTGTCAGCGTTGACCCATTGCCCGAAGGCTTTGACTTATATATTGTTTCTAACCTCTATCGTAGTGCAGTCCAAAGTTTAGGAGGAGATACTTCTAAACTTGCCACAGTAACTGATACCGTCTATACCAATGACACTATCAAACCTTGTGGCTGCCTTGCATTAGCGGTTGGCTAACAATCAACTTCTCTAGCGCTACGCTAGGGAGTGATTAGAGTGTGAAAGTCCTGTTAGGCATCTCTAGTCCTATCTCATCCTACGGGGTGGGATAGTTTATTAAATACTAAGGATTAAAGCTATGCAAGGCTATCGCAATATCATCATCACACTTCAGTTTGGTTCTGCTACTACTAATAGCAATGGAACTGAGGCAACATTCTATCATCGCTTTGCCGAATGGACTGGCAGTGAACAGATTGACAAGCTATTTCCTATCAGCGTGTGGATTCCACAGAGTGATGCTGGTAGTACAGTAGTCATCTCTCAAGCTCAGGAAGGACAGTTGTTCGATATTGATGGCGACCTAGAAATGGGTGATATCAAGGGTGATTACAATGTCTATCATCCATACATCAAGATTCGCGCACACAATGTCTATCAGCACACAGCGCACAAACATTTTAACAAGGTAACTCTCTTTGGTAAAGCTCTACCAGCTACTAAGAAAGATGGTACTCCTTTGTTTGAGGTCTATGCTTCTAAGCCTAACCGCAATGGTCAAAGCGTACATCGCATGAAGTTTGCAGTTGAAAAGACTGGCTCTAAAAAGTTAGAAGATGGTAGCTACACTCAGTCAGAGAGCGTGTTCTTCAACATCAGTGCTAATGCTGATGAGAATGGCAAGGGCAAGTCTTCTAGCTTATTCCCTTACTTAGCAGGGCAACACATCTTTGCTACTGGCTCTCTAAGTATTAGTGGCTCTAAAGGCAAGATCTATACAACAGTGTTTGTTGGTGGCGCTCACGACTTTCTTCAGGGCATCTTAGCTCAGACTGGTGTTCGTAGTGAGCCAGTTAAGGTCAAGGTCTTTGGCGCTGATAACGAAGTGTTCTAATGTTATAGGGGTGTGGCTATCTAAAGCCCACTCCATAACGTAGTGACTTTATGGGAGTGTTCTGTGAGGATAGCTCCCTTTTTTTCCCAATAGCGTAGCGTCTTTACTAGCGAGTTCTGTGAAGTGAGTCCAGCGCCGCAGGCATCCCTTTGAGTCCGAATACTGGAAACAAGTCTATCTCTAGCTACGCTAGGGGATAGATATTAATGGAATAAGGAAGTATTAAAGTAATGACACAAGGACACAAAATTGCGTTAACCGTAGGAGTAATCCTAATTCCCTTTAATCCACCACTAGGGTTAGCTGTGATTGCATTGACTGTATATGATAGCCGTAGGGAGTGGAAGTGATGACTGAACTACACCCTCTACTGACTACACCTACCAATGTTAAACGAGCAGGGGGTGTAATGACCTTGGGTGCTTTACTCTCAGCACACATAGAGTTTCGTACTCGCTTACCCATGGGTTGGCAGCAACAGTATCAATTCACTGAGACTCATGCTAAGAACATATACCTTTGTCAATCCATAGCTAAGGAGTACATCACTTGTCAAACCTCATGCACTTGCGGTAGTTGGACTGAGCAAGTATCCCTTAGTGAATGGTTACTCAATGAAGGTATTGAGTACAGTCCCATATGCAAACATCAAATGATGTTAGCCATAGGTCTATCTAATCAACTACCACGTAAGCCAGCGCACTCTATCCTATGGGAATTAGACGGCGATAAGGTTAAGGTATGGGCTACGCGAGATAATAGAACTGTTACTGAGTTAAAGGATAAGACCTTTGACATCAGAGACTTTGCTACTAATAAAGTAAAGTCCATTGCTGCTGGCTGGAACTTTATTAGGAAAAATCAGAATGGATTGGAAGTACTACAAACAACAAGTAGAGGAAAGAGAAGATGAAACCAACTGAAGCTATTGATACAGGCTATACACCGCAACCAGCGCCTATTAAAAGAACTACCACACCTATCCATGACTTGGTAATCATTGACCTAATTACCTACACAACTGGTAATCATCTTCTAGCTAAGGAGATTGATGATAGGAAGAAGATTGGACTAGCAGAGTACGGTACTTATCTACAGGCTTTCAATGGTCGTGATTGCGAGACTGATGCTATTGAAGAGATAGTAGACATGATTTGCTATCTCAAGCAAGGAATCATGGAAGGTAAGGACTATCTAGAACCTATCTACCACAGGGCTATAGCATTGGCTGTAGATGCCATTAACCTACGCGCTATCAACTCACCCTAACCTTCAAGTATCTATCCTCAAAGCGCTACGCTAGGGGATAGAACTTATGAGATTAAAGTAATGACTGAAGAACAAAAGTACTGCTACCTAGTAGAGCATCCCCATCACGGGACAAAAGTATTTTACTCTGGTGAATACTATCAAACTGATGCTGCTAAGAATGCTGTTGATTATGCAGAGAACCTATGCATTGTATTTAAGCTCCCAATGCATGATAGCCCTATTGAGAAGGTTCAAGACCTAAGCACTCAGTTCAGTGCTATCACTAAGTCCACTGTAGAGCTACCAAACATCCCAGTTGAAGCCCTGTTATCAGGTGTAGGTTAATTAAATCAAGCCGATGTCATCTTTAGTCCGAACGATTCCTAGACTCGTGTGGCACTCGGACGCAAGGCTTGTTATGACCGTGATGATGTCCTAGCAGAGACGTGCTGTAATTAGGTATGGAGCAATCCGTACCTAGTCCCTACGGGGTGGGATAACTTTAAAGATGACGGTAATGCCACAATACATCCATGAACTAGCCCTAGTACGCTCTACCATTCATCAAGCCGATGAGTTGGTAGAGTTGCTAAGCGATGAAGATACAGACCAATCTCAACTCCTTAATCAAATACATTCTATCCTTGAACAAAACCAAGCAGGAGTAGACTTACTCATTGAGTTAAGAAACAAGCTAGAAGCAAATAGCGTATTCTACAATGAGCGAGCAGAAGCCTATCGAGAGTTCTCTACTCAAATGGCTGGTGCTTTGTCCTTCGTTAATGAGTCCATCCTTGAACTCTATGAAGTTGGCGAAATCCCTAACCGATTAGAAGGTAGTGCTGAGTCATTGTGTATTCAGAACAATCCTGTTAAAGCTCAACCACTATTTGATATTTCTGACTCTGAAGAAATGGAGCGTCTATGTGCAGAGTATCCACACATCTTTAAGAAGAAGGTGATAGTGGAATATTCCTATGACAGTGCATACGTCAAAGCTAACCAAGATAAACCAGAAGTGCACAAGTACTTTAACTTTACTCAAGGCAAACACATAAGAGTTAGGCGCTCACAGAATCCAAAGTCTTTACCCAAAGGTTAAGCCATGAAATACATTATTCAAGGTAATCCTAAGAACAGAGGTGAACATTGGGGCGACTCATGGAGTCACGAAAGTGAGCATCTATCATTAGAGTTTGCCAGAGACCAACTGGCTTCTTTAAAGAAAAGAGATCCTATCGTACAATACAGAATCGTTACCCAAGAACTTGTGACTACTGTTATAGAATGACTCTGCCTAAAGGCTAACCTTCTAGCGCTCTCCCCTCAAGGACGCTACGCTACTAGGGGAAGAAGATAGGATTGCCTTACTCAACTCCTAGTTTCTTCGCAAAGGGTTGAAAGGTTGGGTAAGCCTCTATGAGGACAACTTAGTCAGCCTACTCCTTTGCTCTCCGTCTCACACCACATCCTTATCCTCTAATGTATAGTCCTCATAACGAGTGTGCCGTCAATGCCCCACAAGCGCATCTACTTAACAGTAGTTCGATAAGAGTCATGGCTACTACGTTAGGGGATAGGGATTCAAAGCCTCTAAAACCCTTTTAGGGATTGAAACTCAATTCAGCAGAGGACAGATTAGAGTTCTCCCTTTCTCGTAACATCATCTCCCAAAGCGCTACGCTAGGGAATGCTTAACGTTAAGCCGTGCGTCCTTTGCGTACCTCGCAGTTATCACCAGAGTCTGAGCTAGCTCGCGGCGACAGACCGTGCTATGGCGCTTGTGCTACGCAAAGGGATGCTTATAAGCCATTGTGGTGTTATACAATAGCAACGCCAATGAGTCTGGTGTATAACATCAGTTTCCAGTTCAACTAACTTAACAGTAACAGTATGACCATTGTATTTACCAAGCCCAGCACTGGTGACATTAAGGTATCAGTACCACCATTTCCTTCGCGTTATAACAATAAGGAAAGATGTTTTGCTTTTCAAGCTGATGGATTTATTCGTGATGAGAACGAGAATCCTATCATGCCTGATGCGGCTGTCGTAGGACTCTCTCACTTCTATGGTGAACTTCGTACTAGAGAAGATGAACAGACCAAAGAAGTAACTCCCATCACTGAGAAGATTTGGGTATTGTATTGGATTGTCCTTCCCACTGCTAAGAACAAGCATGAGTTTCTCCCAGTTGGTAACCTCATCGCAACGTACCTTGTCACAAAGGCTCAACAGAACTTTGAGAAGCACATGGCAGTAGTTCAGAACTCTGGTAAAGCTCTCTATGAAGTTGTCACCACATTCAAGCCAGCTAAGTACGAAACAAAAACTCGTAAGGGTATTGACACTTTAGAGTTTGCTATTGTTGATGACGCTAAGGTTGACAAGGCTACTAAGGAATACATGAAGAAGGTAGCAGCTTGGATTGAAGGCGAAGGCAGGGATGTTGTATCTAAGATTGGTGAACAAGCTTACGATGGTAGTCTAGTTCCCATTAGTGGTAATGCAACTATTGATGCTGCTGCTATCTCTCAGTACCATGCACTTAAGGGTAATGCACCCGTAATGCTATCTGCTGCTGTAGATGATGGCGCTGACTTTGATACTACTGTAGACGTTTAGGATAATGAGGTTCGCAATCCGTCAACACCATGCGCTAACAGTTTAGTGTGGTAGTCAAACGGGAGCTATAAATAATCTACCTAAGCTAACCACTTGGAGTAAGGATTTACCTCTCAACACTCAATTAATGCTACGCGATTAGATAAACAACTAATCCGAGACCATGAGAATACTTAGCATCCTTTGCGTCATAGTTGTGCTGTTGGCTAGCTGTGACGCAAAGGATGATTCTTGTGTTCCCGGCTATCCAGACTGTCCAACTAAGCCTCAACCACGTGAATCTAAATGACAAATCTATTTGAAACTGACCCACTACATCCTTCCGAAGTCCACGCTGGTGCTGTAGTTTATTATGCAGACTCTCACACTCATGGTAATCAATACCTTCACGGTTTACAGACTACTAAGGTAATGGTGAGTGATGACAAGTCCTTTATCCTAGACAATGGTAAGCGTTTTAACCCTACCACAGGTAGAGAGATTACCCGTGGGAATGAAGGTTATCTATACCCCTACACATCAGTAACTAAGGCTATGGTACTAGACGCTGAGACTAAGCTATTCCTAGTTAATGAAGTTCTATCCATTGACTTTAGCGCTCTCACAACACAGCAACTATCCATGATCCTTGATGTAGCCCGTGGTGCATTTACCCAAATCACAGCGCCTACTCCTTGTGGTGGTGGTTGTGGTGATACGGTGAAGGTTGCTGGCATGGATGTTGAAGTAGAGCAGGCAAATACTTTACGCGCTGCTCAACGAGTAGTTACTGCTGACGAAGTCTCAGCATCTATTGCTAATGATGTAGCTAGAGTCACTGAGTCAATGCGTGATAGACCCTTGCTTACTAACATTGCCCCTGTCGAAGTCTCAGCTACCATTGGCTTCAATGATGCTACCTATGAGTTATCTGACTCTGAGTTAGATGATATTGATGAAGATGATGAAGATGATGAAGATGATGACACTGAGCAAGATTAGATAGCGCTACGCTATTAGATAGAACTAAAACTATCTAATAGCTAAACGTATGACACAATTCATTGCGCCCCCTACATCCCCTATTGCTCTATTGGTATTGTCTCTCCTCTCAACTGGTGGTCAACATCATGAGAAAGAGATTGAGAAATTTGCTCATACCAATAGAGCATCACACTTTATTTCTGTGCTTCGTAAAGATGGCTGGGAGATACAGACTATTAAGGGTAAGCAAGGTGAAGGCTCTAGTTACATGATGACTAATTCCGACCAAGCATCTAAAGTACAAGAGTCCCCTGACTTTGATATTACTAGCGCATTAGCAACTATGGAAAACCCACCAGCCGAATTGACTAAGTTTGAAGACTATCAGTTTGCTGCTAGTAAAGTAGCTAGTCAGCTAAGCCTATTTACTCCTGCTAATTTAGAGCGTGACAAGCGCTTTGACATGACAGACCTTATCGAAGGTTGTGTTGATGTACTTCGCAAAGTTCAGATTGAAATCCTTGGTGGCAAAGCTCCTAGCATTAAAGAACTCAAAGCTCAAGGGAAACTCTCTAAAGCTCTAGTTGAAGTACTTGGTGCTATCGATATTCTTAATGGGAAAGAAAAGCCTGAATCTTTCTAACCATCTAGTACTCTATCCTCAAGGACGCTACGCTACTGGGGGACGATGCGGCACATTGTCCTGACCACTACCTCTAGCATCTACGCTAGGGGATAGTGTTAGATAACCTCAACCACTATCAAGAGTAGGTGCATATCAGCACTGTACGAGGAACTGCTCCGTTCTACTGTCACACTTGGATTTAGCAGTTGTTCATCCAAGCGCATACAGCAAGCAAGCTCTGGATTTAGCGGCGAAAGTGTAGAGGAGTCATGACCTTTGCTTAGTAGTGTTAGTCTATGTCTAACCTTGCCTCTTGATTAGTCTATCGAACCATGCATCCGAACAGACTTTAAACAGGAAGGTATGGAGAGTTGTTGCTAAGCTCTTTAAACTGCAAGTGGCGCTATCCACATCCTAAACATGGCAACAGATGTTGAACTGTAAAGACAACTACGGCAAGCTATGGGCCGAGAAATATATTAGCGGTAAGATGAGTGGCGGAATTGGTAAACGCATAGGCTGGAACTTAATATGTGGAATTAACCCCGTCCTCTGCTATGGCTGTATTGCCAGCTATCAGAGTGTTCCTTACAGGTTCAAATCCTGTCTCATCTATAAGGATTCAAAGCCTCTAAAACCCTTTTAGGGATTGAAACTCATCTATAAGGTCTAGGTGGATAACCCCTATTAGGGATTGAAACAACAAAATGCTAGAAAACATCATACCCTTATCCACCAACGCCTCGGTAAGAATGCCCGTTATAACCTTAATAGAACCTTGCTTTCAGGGTAAAGCCATAACATGAAGCTGCCATAAGGAATGCAGTGTGCAGATTAAAATGGCGTCTACATAAGGGAGGGTATTAACACAGGATACTTAGGGAATAATCAATACCTAAGAAGTGGGTTCGTTCATGCTAAGCCTATCCGTTAGAACTTTAAAGTTGCAACTTTAAATCCCAATAGCCGATAGAGGTAGGACATGGCTATCCTGTGTAGATGATTTGTTGCTATATTGCACAATGCTGTGGGTATCCAAAGGCAGTGTAATAGAGATGGGGGAGTGCAAGTCGTCCCTGACTAGGAGCTAAGTGGGGTATCTAGCTAGCAATCAATCATCCATTCATTACAGGGAAGTAATTAAAGTGGGAAGCAAAGGAATAGCTAATACTTTGCACTGACAACGGGTTAATAACCTAACTTAATAAGTGGTTTGCTTATATTCCCACTGTCCATTCTATGCTATAATCTATTCATTACTAATGACTCTTCGGAGTAGAGAGAACTGAATAGATTATGGCTACAACTAAGCCTAAGAAGAAAGCTGAGACTAAACCTAAGCTTACCAACAGTGCTAGATTTTACCCTACTAAGTGGGGATTCAATGCGCCTAGCGTTACTACTATCCTAAGTGGAACTGAGTCTAGAGCAGCACAGACAAGGCTAGAGAACTGGTCTGAGAAGTGGCTAGCTGACCCAGAGAATAAGGGTAAGACAGAGCCAAAGGACAGAGGTTCATTAATAGATGAGCGCCTATCTAAGTACTTTGCCTTAGACCCAGAGTATCGCGTGCTTCCCACCACATGGGGATTACCAGAGGATGTAAAGCCATTCATGGATGCGATCCTTAAACCTATGAAGGCTACGGGTAAGTCTATCCTAGCTCAGATTACTGATGTGATGTGGAGTCAAGGGCTATTGGATTGTGTGGACATTCCTAGGAGTGAGCGTCAGTTCTACCAACCTGACATTAAGATTGCTAGGGAGCAAGAGTTCATTTCATCTAAGACTTATCGCTATGCTGGTGTCCCTGACTTTGTGGGGAATTACACCAATGCTAAAGGTGAAACTAAACTATCCCTTATCTCTCTCAAGACTTCTGACAAGAACTATTCAAAGGTTAGCCCTGATTGGAAGGCGTTCAATGCTAGGCTAGCCGAGTGTCGTGCTCAAGGTATTGAGTTTGTACCACCCGAAGGATGGAGAGAGAACTATGGAGCTAACATGAAGTTCCGTAGAGCAGGGATGCAAGAGAGTGCTTATGACTTTGCTCTACAAGAGTCTTTAGGTATCTATGTTGAACAGTACATTGTTTTGGTAGTCACAACTAAAGGTATTCAAACTTTACCTATCGCTGGTATGGAGAAGGATTGGTTTAATCGGATGTGGCTAGAGAAGGTAGCTAAGTTCTATGAGATGTATCCACAACTAGGAGTTTAAGATGAAGAAGAAATACATTCTAAGACCAGGGTATGTGACAAGCATTAATGATGGTCAACTTCATTGGATAACAGCAGAGAAGTTAATGGCTTTGTATGGAGTAAGTAAAGATGAATGCTATACAATGGACTCTATTAGAGGTGTTGATGTAACAGGGCTAATTAACCTGCGCGCAGACCCGCTAGGCAACTACTCTCTCGCTAAACCATAATGACTAAGGGTGATATCGTACTATTCAAACCAGCTAAGACTGCCACTAAGGGTAGTGATGGATTAGCACGCATGGTCAAACAGTACGATTCGCCTTGTGTTGTGTATCAAATCATAGGCTATTGGGCATACCTTTATAGACTAATGGATGGTGGTATTCATGTAGCACCGCGAAGCGAACACTGGGCTTGTATTGATATAGATTTGTCTGTGTATGCAGATAAGTTAGATATGGTAAGTCATTTATTAGAGGTTGGAAGTAATGAGTAAAAGAATGTCGATTAGCCTTGATAATCAAGCAGAGGCTATGCTTAAGAAAATGGCTGAAAATATGGGAATAACTCAGAATGAAGTTATAAATAAAGCTATTAAGGTAGAACACTTTGTACAAGAAGCTATTGCAGGAGGCGCTACTGTAGTTGTTAAGTATAAAGATGGGCAGACAACACAGATACTATTTAGATGACTCGCTGACGCGGTGAACATTGGTGTTGTGTTGATGTAGACCTTGATATGTATGCAGATAAGTTGGACTTGATAGGACATTTACTTGAAGTAGGGATAGGATGATGGCAACAATGAGTAGTGACAAAGGCTTGAAGTCTGAGAGCCAAAAGTATAGCTGGATGATAGAGGCTAGGATTGAGGATGGCTCTATACATTGCATAGACAAAGGTAATGCTCATTCCTTACATCAAGCTTGTTGGGCTAGTGCAATTGCTGCTAATAATGCTCAAAGGTTATACCCAGAGATTACAATCGTGCAGATAGCTATACAAATCAGTAACAACTAATGGGTCAAACCCGCACGCAATTCATCCCCGATGTAACAGTTCAGTCTGACATCAAAAGATACCCTAGGTATATAGGTGAAGTGTTACCCCATCCTTTAATCCAAAACACATTACTAGAAGTACTAGAAGTGTGGGATGGTAGTGAGGAGATATGGGGTAACTTAAATGAACCTATACCTTTCCCTTACGGTTCTGAGTCTAATCCTGCAACTAGGGACTGGAACAATCCGCCACCACGCAGAGATGAAAGTTCTAAGTACCCTATCTATAAGTGTCGTATCAATGGTGCTTATGACCAGTGGATTATCTTTAAGTGGATATTACTTGATGAGAATATCCCTACTGACCTACTAGGTTATAGCACTGCTAGGACTGGGGGCTAGTCTGCAATCTAGGCTTAGATGCCTCAAACACTGAAGGAATCTTAATGCCTAGCTCAGCACGATAGAAGTACGCTTTCTTATAGTGGTAGTTCTGACGTTCAGCTAAGTAGTTGGCAATGTCATTAGCACCACACTCTTCTGCTATAGGGAATACGCCCTTGATTAGTTCACCTAAGATATTGTGTCCACTGTAGGCTATGTGTAACATTTTCTCACCATCATCTACCTTGGGTAGTTCCTTGATAGATGTGGATAGGGCTAGGTAGTCGCATAGTCTAGTTGGTGGTTCATAGTTGAGGGTTAGTATTTCTTCTGCGTAGGTATCTACTGAAGCATTGACACTCTCATAGTCCTCGCCTAGGAATGGGTGTAGGTAGATGAAACCAGCACCAGTATACGTCCAGTGAAAGCCGTGTAGTTGTTGACTAAAGACAAAGGTGTTAGCTAGTAGGGTTGATAGTTGTTGAGCTAGGGGTAGTGCTGACATTGTGGCGGTAGTATTAGTTAAATGTATTATAGCTAGAAAGGAATGTCATCATAATCATCCATTGCTGAGGGTCTTGATGGGGCAGGGATGTTAGCTGTGAATGCAAATGGGCTAGGTTCTGGAGCAAAAGATTCAGGAGTTCTTTGCCTAGCTCTACTCATCCTTTCAGCCATCCTTTGCCTCATGCTTTCTTCTGCTTGTCTTGACCTCATGGTGAGGTAGTCAGGATAATTCATCCCTAACCTTGCTGCTTCTAGTTTCTGCCCCTGCTTGACTTCTTCATCAATAATACGCAATTCTCTTTCTCTAGGAGTTTCGCTTGATGAAAATCTTCTCCCGTTTACCCAAGACTCTAAATCATACCTCCCAGTTATATTTTCTATTTGCCTAGGATTGATATTCCCTAAAGCTTTGTTCACTCCACTGGTTTGAAGTAATCCGTCTAATGCTTGGACATACGGCAAGTCTTCAGGCAGTATAATTCTTCTGTCAATTGCTTGCCCACCATTTGGCACATCTTTAAACCCAATTCTTCTATATAGTTTTGCTCTTGATTCTGAGGTTGGACTATTTGTATATATATTTGGGTACTGAGAAGTGTAGTTATTAAAATCTGACTGCAATTTCCTTAGGTCAGCCATTACTTGCGCATTAAGCCCTCCCCCACCTTTTAAGCTTCCTTGACTATCGGTAAACATCACAGAATTGTTTTCTACTCTTCCTGTAAATGAAGGGCTTTCATGCCATACGCCAAACCTAGGTTCGGGATAATACTTGCCAAACCTCTCTATAGCTTCATCTATACCTATAGGCGGCAAACCTTTAACCATTAATGCAATACGACTAGACATACACTACGCTACGGGATAACAATAATAGGTTAAGTATACTATGTCAGAACAAGTAGTTGAGTATGATGCACTTGAGGCTAGCTATCGTAGAGACAACGCAGCACCTTTAGTAATGGACAAGCCTAAGTTTGGTATAGGTGACTTGCTCAAGGATAGTGATGGTGACTTAGTACAAGTCATTGGTATGGAGTGGGATATTCTTGATAAGTATAGAGAACCCTACTGGAAGTACGTGATATGGGATATAGCGCTAGGTTGTGTACTAGATATAGATGACCTGTTACTCAACTCCTATACCCTATCTAAAGACGCTACGCTATAGGGTAACAGTATACATAAGGATAACAATGACCGATAGACAAGATTATTTAAGCAAACTGATTGACTACAAAACTTACTATGCCCGCATAGCTCATCACTATAACTATGAAGAACTAGAGAAGTTAGTCAGTGAGTGGCTAGGGACTAAGTTTAGTTCTGTCACAAAGGAACTGAAGCAATCACTTAAGAATGATGCTCTGCTCAATAACATCAGTGGTTGGGTTGACCTAGTACCTCTAATTAACTCTAAGCAAATGAGTACCGCTTTCCGAAAAGCTGGTGGTGTTATGGCTAGGGGTGAAGTTGTGTGCGTGTTGAAGGAAGTGGCTCGTTCCATTGCAGAGCCTAAGACGCTACGCTGATAGATAAAACTATGAGTAAGGCTATGGACAACATTAAATACCCTAGAGTATTTCTAGGGACTTCTATTGAAGGAAAACGCATATACTTAACACCGCCAAACTGGTCTTGTAGCTGGTATTGGAGTTGGGGATGGATTGGTAACCATCATTGCCATTACCACTTAGACTCTCTATTCAGAGATACTAATATGCATGATGGTATTAAAGCCCACTTTAAGACTTTTGCTATTACCAATGACAATGACTTATGGACATTCTGTGAGCTAGTAAGAACTTTCTACCATCTTAGAGACGCATCTGATGTGCTAACTAGAGGTAGTAGTAACTACACCACTAACCCATGTCGAGAGCTAATCAAAGATGCTGACTATGCTAACCACATTAATACTGTGTTAATGCCAGCTATCTTTGCTGAGACATATAAACTATTTGAGAAGAAGAATAATGCCAAAGATATTTAAAGGATGTGATGTACTAGATGCATCAAAGCTAACTAATGATGAGTTCCTACCACAAGTAGGACGCACATCTACTTACTATCCATTGCCTCATATTGGATTCTACATGAATGCTGCTACTGTCCTTACAGAGCTTGGCATTGGTATAGTATCTAACTCCTTTGGGCTTACTCCTAAGAGAGATAGAATGTTCATGTGGTTGGAGACTGATGCTAAGATCAACGATATGCCATTGTGTATCGGTGGACGCAACTCATACGATAAGTCTATGAGTGCTGGATTGTGTGTAGGAACTAAGATACTAGTCTGTTCTAATAAGGTGCTTGCGTCTTATGAGAATGGTGGTGTTGTGTCTAGGAAACATACCAGTGCTGAGAATATAGATGAGTTGAGTAGGGAGTTTTCTGAGTTAGTTAAAGTTCAACAACTACCTAATCGCAAAACTCTATTTGAAGGGCTGTCTGTAGCTAAAGAGACTGGGCTTAGTGACAGGGCTGCAAAGGAGTTATTAGTAGACCTTGTTCTATCTAACGTCATTGCTCCCACAGACATCCCCCTTATCTGGAAAGAGTTCTATGAGCCTAGCTACTCAGAGTTTAAGTCTACTAGCAGAACATGGCGTATGTTGATGGCTTGCACAGAAGTATTTAAACTCCACAAAGGAGTTGATTACCAAATCAAGGCTTATGATGGTGTGGCTAGGGCGCTAGGACTCTAACCCGCAACTATCTATCTCCTACGGGGATGGATAGTATATAGAGGATTGAGAATGGAATACGATGAGTACAAAAGATTGAAAGAAGACCTTGAAATGAAGTTAAGAGATTTAAGGACTTACTACATTAACACCAATGGACTGCCTATAGGAACTCCTGTCATTCCTCTTCAAAGAAATGATGGTTATTCTTGCCAATTTACGGGTCAGTTATGTCATGTATTTGACAGACAGATTGGCCGTGACGGGCGCATTGACCACACTATCATTAAAGCCAGAAAAGATGGCACTATGGCAAGAGGCGGAAGACAAGAAATTCTGTTTGACAAAAAAGACTTGCAAGTGGTTGAGGAAGCGAATGAACTTTAAAGAATATCAAGAACAAGCATTTCGCACTGATGGCGGTAATCTAACTGCACACTTTCTAGGGTTAGGTGGTGAAGCTGGCGAAGTGATGGAACTGTACAAAAAACACATAGCACATGGACATCCGCTAGAACCCCATAAACTATACAAGGAACTAGGTGATGTGCTTTGGTATATCAGTGCTATTGCTACTGGGCTTAACCTATCTCTAGAAGACATTGCCATTGCTAATATTGACAAGCTCAAAGCTAGATATCCCGACAAGTTTAGTGCTGAGAGGAGTATTAATAGGGTTGAGGATGATGACATACTAGGAGAGGACTAGTGACTTGGAAAGACAAGGCTTTAGAAGTAATCATTCCAGTTCTTGCTCAACACAGGCAATTTTGCAGGGATGGACTAATGAATCGCTCTGAACTTAGAAGAGAGTTAAACAAAGTCTATCCCTTTGGTCAGCGCGTCAATCACCCTTATAAAGTATGGTGTGCTGTAGTTAATGAAGCAATAGAAGACGTGTTTGGAGTTGAGCAGACTGAGATAGAGGAATTGCCATTATTAAATCAATCAAATTACTCAATTCTTTGAACTAATGGATTTGTAGAACCTAATACAGAGTTCTAAATAATGCTACGCAATTAGATAACACATTATTTTAATTGCACGCATGAACTTAAGAACACAAGTAGCTCAACTGATTAGGGAGTTGAGGATAGAAGCTGGAATGACTCAATCTGATTTAGCTCGTAAGCTAGGATGCGGTCATTCTAGAATTTCTTTAATAGAAGACGCAAAAAGAGGCATTGGCTTAGAAGATATTGAACAGATAGCGGAAGCATTAAACCTTGATATTCAAATTACTGTTACTTGGAAAAAGGAACCAGTAGTGAGGAAGATTGATGTTTAATATGCTTGACCACATTGACTTACTTACTCATAGGTTAGTCAAAGAGTCTCCAAGTGAGTATCGTTATCTATGCCCTGTATGTGATAACGATACTTTAACAGTTAAGAAGCATACTAGCCCTACCTTTACTGCAGGAGCTTACCAATGTTGGGCTGGCTGTCAATGCCATGAGATACGAGAGGCTATGGGTGTTAGAACTTACAACTCTAACACCGTATCTCTTAATAAGTGGAAAGCATCTAAACCTAAAGAATACCCACCTGTAATACCACCACAACATTTGAGCTTTATCCCAGTAGAGCCTAGAGCGCCTAGCTTTAGGTGGGATGGTCGCAAGAGAGTGATGAGATATAACTATAGCCCCACTCAATACACAGAGCGCATAGAGTCTATGCAAGTATCGGATGATGGTGAGTTAGTTAGAGATAAGACTTTTAGGCAGTACTCCAATGGGCGAATAGGCAAAGGTAATGAGCCTTGGGATATGTATTTATGGAACAAGATCCCTTTGGACGAGGGTAATCTAGTTGTAGTTCCAGAGGGCGAGAAGTCAGTACAAGCATGGTGGTTACATGGCATAGCAGCTACTTGCCCTCAAGGTTCATGTTGGACTTCCACAGACCTTAAGAGATATGCACAACAGTTCAAAGACAAAAGCCTCTATCCTTTACTTATTCCTGATACTGACCTTGCGGGTGAGCGTAAGAGAGATAAGTGGCTAGAGGCTTGTCGTGAAGTTGGTCTTTGGTCTATGGTACTTGACCTTAGAGAGTTGGTCTATTGGCAGGAAGGATGGGATAGCTATGAGTTGTTGATGCTACACACTACCTATACTTTGGGCTTTGTCAAAGACTTGTGTAACATCCAAACCCAAAGCCCCAGACAAGCTAACTACTAAAGGATAATCTTCTCTAATAATTGTTGCGTACTCCCAATCTATCTGGGCTGCCTTTGGGAGATTAGATAATGCTAACTCAACCGTATCTAGCAGCCCTAACTCTAGTAATGCAAGCCTAAGCCTACGAGCATCAATTTCTCTGATAGGCTTAGGCGTTTCATTGATTATGGTGTTGTCCACAATTACAGCGCCATTGCTAATTCTCCATTGATTGCGATATTGCCTATCTGGTAATTCGGAATCATCAATAATTAAATATTCTTTTCCATCAGGGACATCCTTTGCGGCGACTTCTTCAATAGAAAGTCCGCAGTCGGGAATAGGGATAAGAATTGATGCACCACCATCTTCATTTTCAAAAACAATTACTTGAGACATGGTTAACCAAAGATAGCGACGTTTACAAAATCCATATCAACATTTGTTAAAGCATCAAAAGCAAGGCAATTAAACCTTAAAGCAGTAGTAGTAGGATCGGCTGTTGAATACCCGAGAAGTGCCCCTTGAGCAGGATTTCCTGTACGCTTGGCAGGAGTAATGACAGCCGCGTAATTTACATTAGGCATTGCTGTAGTGAAATTTACTGTGTAATCACCTAAACCATTATCAGTAATGCTGCTTACATTGCCACTTCCTCGGATTGTAACAGTACCACCACCGTTGAAATTTACCCAAGCTCGACAAGCATAAGCAGGGGCAGATCCAGATTGCCCACCATCTAGTTGAACGGCTGATACACGATTCTCTAGAAGTGTTGCCATTATGTACCTTCCTCTATTCTCATAAAGCCATTAGCACTAGCCCATATAGCACTAACAACTCCAGTGTAATCATCAAAGTAGAGATAGCCTTGTGGTTGTAGTAGATACACAGATGAGGTAGTTGCAGTACCACTCTTAGCTATGTACGCAACCGATGTGCTGTCATTTCTAAAGGATGCCCATTTACGAGATGTATTCAAGGCTAGCAAAGTTACTGATGTCGCACTACTAGCTACTGATGTGGTAGGGGCAGACGTGGCTTGGGGAGCAGCACCACCAGGGACTACTTGCCCAGTGCTTGGGTTTACATTTGTTACTAGGAGATATCTTTGCCCATTAGAGCCTACAATATCGCTCATGATTCACCTATGGCTTTAGAACTAAGATATTGAATACTAAAGCACCTGGGGTAATACCAGCAGCAGTTGCATTACCAATACGAACAGTTACAGTGTTAGCAGCGCTTACAAAAGCAGTTAACTCTAAACCAGCTACTAAGGCAGTAGTAGGAGTTGCTAGTACAAAGTCTCCTAGAGAAGCGCCCGATACTGTAGCCGTTTGGTCATTGGTTACGTTGGTAGCAATTAAGGGAAAAGTTAGGATTGGTATTAGAGAGGGCGCGTTGTCCACCAGTAAAGCTCATAAGTTTAGGGCAATAGTTGTAATTCCAATATACTATCACGCTACGCTATGGGGTAGAAATATGTGAGGATGATATGGATATCGACTTAATCCTAAAGCTAGTTATCATTGGATATACAGCATTAGGTTTCCTAATTTGCTTAGGAATGTTTATTCTTATTCTAGTAGGTGAACTATGACCTTATTCGTTTGGATTGTTATGGCTGGTAGTTTCGTAGTTGCGGGCTGGTACGCTAGAGGTTTATGGGACTTCTATAATTGATGAGTCTAAGTTGGATGGTAAGGAGAAGTGGGATTAAACCCATTTAACTCTACCCTTGCCACCACGATTAGACACTTCCTTAACACCTGTCCAATTGACCTTTCTATTGGACTCAGGTTCTAGAGTTGGAGGTGCTTGTGGCACTGATACTACATCACCTCTGATTAGCCTTACAGACATCACGTGTTTGCATATACCCCTAGAGCCTAGTACACCAAATACCTTTTGTTGTTCACCTAAGAGTGTGGGGAGAAGGTCGGCTTGTTGTCCTAGGTAGTCAGGGCAAGTGCATCTATAGCCTAGCGCCCTACCAGTAGCTATAGACTGAGTTACTGTCTCTGGTGTGCCTATCGGTACAATCTCACCTACTGTGGTGACTAGCGCTATGGATTGCCCTTGGTCATTTAGGACAGTATATTGTCCATCTATACCTTTGCCTTGCGCTTCTAGTAGTTGTTCTGGTGTTAGTGGTTGATTATTCGGTATCGTATAAAAGTATCGCCCTAGTGACTTAACAGTACGCCCTTCGACCTTAACAGCATAGGTAGTTGATTGTAGGGCTACCGTTGAGCTATCAATTACTCTAGCGGTTACTCGATAGTCAAAGGATTCGGCATTGGCAGTAAATTGTTGAGAGTCGGGTCTAATGAATCTAGCATCTAGAGTTAGCCCACTATCAGGGTCAGGCTTCTCAAACTTAACAGAGTCACTAGTATACTCAAGCGCTTTCATGTAACGCTTGTACTGGTTAGATATGGTCTGTTGTTGGTCTGGGCTAAGGACAACCTTAGAGCCAAGGGAATAGTCGTTAGTACGATAGGTCATTGCAAATACCTTACAAGTAGAACACTGAATCGAAGACTAGGACTCTTTGTACGCATGGCTTTAAGTCTTACAAGCTACGGACAGGAAGAAGAAACAGATATACTAACAGCGCCTTGACCAATCATAGAACAACTTACTCCATCAAAGCAAGTTACCCCCTGATCTACTCTATTGCCAAGCGAATCGACTACGATCACCGTATATCGTCCTCCGCAAATTCCATCTAAATATGTATAGACTGGGGTAAATGGAGCAACAGCTGAAGGGCTTAAAGTAAAAGTGTAAGTTTCTGGGGAACAATTAGCACATCCACAAATGGGATTCCAAAAGTTTGCAGAAAGAGTAATAGTGCGGACAAGCGCCGCTTCACATTGTGCTTGCGAACTGTATGAGCCGAAAGCATCAATTACGCAGACACCTCCACTGCATGAATACCTGTTAAGAGAAGAACACCCTAGATTGTTAGGTGGGAATGTAGCAGGAGTGCAACAAAGGACAAACGAGCCAGCAGTCTCAAAATCGACCACCCCTCTAGCTATGGTTCCCGCAGGACATAGGTTGGTTCCCCCATTGAGGTTCATATCTACCTGTGCTGATTGAGCGCTAGTCACGGTGTGCCAAGTACAGTTTTGGATAGGGGTACATCCACCAGCAGTAGGAGGTGGGACACTGTCACTAGGACTTGGGCTAGGCGCTGTAGGTGAGGATGGACTACTAGGGTTAGGCGATCCCGGGTTAGGGTCTGGACTAGGAGAACTTGTGCCCGTGGGCGGTGTTGGTAATGGGGTAGGAGGAGGCGGAGTTACAGTGAAATCTGCTACTCCTTTCTTCCAAGTGG